TTAAGCGAGTTGGAATTTAAATATGATATCTATATTATCAGCGGTAACATCAACTTTTGATATAAGATTATTAACAATTTTCTTTTTATCTTCATAAGAAATTTTGCTAATAGGAGTTTCTCCTAGTTCAGATTTAACTAAGTCAAATATCTCAGAAGTAGAAGGCTTATCAACTTCATTTATTTTTGCTTGAATTAATTTTTTCTCTCCTTGCAACATTTCCGTTCGCTTTTTTAAATCATCCATTGTAATAAAATCATTTAGATATAGGTCTGAGTTTTTTTGAATTTTATTATTAATAGATTTGAGTTGCTTTTGAAATCCTGATGTATCAACTTTTGATTCTTCTTTTATATTTAAAATTTTTCTTAATTTCTTATCACTCTTTTGAAATCCATTTAGTGTTTTTAAAACAATATCTTCAATCCATTGCATATCATAAGCTCCTGAATCACACTTCTTATTATCATTATAAGTAGTCACTCCTTTAGTTTTTCTGGGGAATCTATTAACACATTGGTATTTCATTGTACGGCTTCCGTCTTTTCTCCTATGGCCCAAAACAATCCTCAAAGGAGCGCCACAATAACCGCAACGAGCTATTCCAGAAAGCAGATACTTTGCCTGAAAAGGTCTTGGATTGTTATTTTTTTCATAGGTTTGTTGCTGACGGGCTTCTAGTTCCTTTTGGACACTTAAATAAGTTTCATGAGAAATAATTGGCTTATGCAACCCTTCAAAAGTATTGTTTTTATATTTTATATAGCCACAATATACGGGATTATCAAGAGTTTGCCGTATTGTTCGATACGACCAAGGCAGTTCTTTTGCGATATGTCCATCTTCATTAAGCTTATCCCTTAACTTAGTAATTGAAGTTCCTTTTAGATATTCGTTAAATATTTGTTCTACAATTGATGCTTCTAAAGGATTTATTTCCAATATTCCAGTTTCCTGATTATGAGAATATCCAAATGCTGTCTTTGCCCACATCATAGATTTACCAGACTTGGCTCGTCCGATTTTTCCCATAGTCATCCGTTCTTTAATATTTTCACGTTCAAACTCATTAATTGCTGACAGAATTGTTAAGAATAAACTACCCATAGCAGAGGAAGTATCTATACTTTCGCTTAAGGAAATAAAGTCTATTTCATTTTTTGTAAAGACGTCTTTAACTAAATACAGAGTATCCCTTACACTCCTTGAAAGTCTGTCTAGTTTATAGACAATCACTGTATCAAATTTTTTTAAGCCTATGTCAGTAATCATTTTTTCCATTGCGGGGCGTGTTAGTTTTGAACCAGAAAATCCGGCATCTGTATATATTTCTGAAACTTTCCAGTCCATTGCCTCACAGTACATCTTTAATTTATCTATCTGCTCATCTATAGAGTATCCTTCCTCTGCTTGGTTCGTTGTTGATACTCTGGTATAAATAGCTACCTTCTTACTCATTTGCTTTTTGCTCCAATTCTGTGTTAAAATTGAGCATAGTAAAACATCACATCTTTTGTGTGTCTTGCTATACATTTGTGATTAAGTCCTCCTCCTCGACCAAAACTTGGAGGACTTTTTTTATTTTTTGTTAAGTTCATAATTTTAAGCAGAAAAGTTATTCCCACAATCATGACAGAAGAACGTTTGCTTTTTACCTGAAAACCATTTTTTAGATCGCCATACATAGCCTTTATTTTGTGCAGCTTTAATGATTGCCATATACCAGTCCACAAAAATAAATAACATAAGTCCAACTGCCCACTTCATAAAGATATGCATGAAATAGAATATCCCGAAGAAAATCATACCAAGACATCCCCAGCCCATTTTACTTTTTTGGCTAGATAATTGAACGTGTGTACTTCCGCATTTAGGGCATTTTCTATTAACTCCCATAATACTCCTTTACTCCTAGCAGCTTTTAACGAGGTTCAGAGCTTGCTCGTAGATTAATTTATGCTACACCTAATAGTTCTTGAAATTCTCTCTCAGCTAAGTCATAAAAAGAGTGGTTAAGATGATAGGCTTCTAAAAAATTATAAATATTAATTGACTCAATAATATCAAAATAACTAATATAATCAACAGCAAATTTGTGTATTTGCTCTTTTTTTATTTTTATATTAATTTCATCCACAAAAATTTCATTTATTGCTTCATACATTTCATTAAATTCTTTTGAAATGATAGAATAGGCAAAATCATATGGGCAACCAGTAATTTCTATGAATAAATTAAAGTGGGAATAATCTCCACCTTGTTTCTCAAACATGTCCCAAAGAAGGAGTATTGCTTCCCGATGGGCTCGACTTTCGTTTGGGCTTGTTGTATCACAATCTCCACCTCTGTAATCATCATGGTTAAGTATATGTGATAATTCATGAGCGTGATCAAAAGGTCGTGCATTTTTTTCGTATCCACCCAGACCAAGCAAAGGGGCAACCCAAGCTACTTGATTATTCCAATCCCCCAATCGGTAATCAATATGCTGATTCTCAATTTCACAAATCAGTAAGCTATTTAGTTCCTGTTCATCCATAGCTCACCTCTTATTTATTATTATTATTATCTATATCTTTAGCTTTTTGAGTAATTTCGTCCCAACGGTCAGCAAACACAAGGCGAATCATCGCTTTATCTTTTTCTGTCAGTGGACGTCCACCAGAAGAAACTAATTTATCCCAAACGGCATCATCGTCAGTATTGGCAAGTTCAGATAGGTCTATCGGTTCCATATTTTCACCAGTTTTATTATCTCTACGCTCAACAAGGTCTGACTTTTCAATTCCAAAATAATTTGCCATCATTTCAATTTTGTCAATACGAGGATAACTTCTGCCTTGAATCCAGTTTCTAATAGTTGTGTAATTTATTCCAAGGTCTTCGGCAAGTTTAACTGAGTTTATTCCTTTTTTATCTAAATAATATTGAATATTCTCCGCCATTACCATAAGATTTCCTAAGTCTGAAGGCATATATTTTCTCCTTAATAGTGTTTAAGTGTATTTTACACTTTAATTGTAATTTTTTCAAGCATTTTTGTAGATAAACACAAATAAATAGTAATTATTTAATAAAAAGTAGTAAAAAAAACTACTTTTCTCTTGACAACTACATTTTAATGCTATATAATTAACTCATAAATAAAAAAAGAGAGGAGAAGCGATATGCCAGAGACTTACACCTTAAAGCAATTGCGAGGGGTTAATGGAATGACTCAAGATGAGGTAGCTGAAAAACTAGAGGTCTCAAAGTTTACGTGGGCAAATTGGGAGTCAGGAAAAACTGCTCCAGATTTTTGGCAATTACAAAAAATAAAAATACTATTTAATGTCGCTATTGACGACATTAAATTTTTACCAAAAACTAGTGTTTAAAACTACATTTTTGATATTTTATAGTATTTAAAACATATTTACGGAAGGAATAGTAATGAATCAAATTATCAAAATTAAACAAAACAAAAATAATGAACAAGTTGTCAGTGCAAGAGAATTGCATAAAATTCTCGGAGTAAAAACGAGGTTTGCTGAATGGTGGACTCAAAATTCAAAACTTCTTATCGAACATGAAGATTTTGAGGGTGTAGTTATAACTGCACCCTATAACCCAAAGTTTCCAGATAAAGTTCAACAACTTCAAGACTATGCAGTTACTGCAGATAACGCAAAACATCTAGCCATGCAAAGTCAAACTAAAAAAAGTCGTGAGATTAGAGATTACTTTATCCAAGTTGAAAAAGATTTTAAAAATCAACTGGCAGCTCCAAGAACACAACGGGAACTTGTTCAATTAGCATTATCAGCTAATGAAGAAACTAACCAACGACTAGATGTTGTTGAGGAAGAGATTCATGAAATTAAAGAAAATAAATTGATTACAACTGAGGATAAAGGAACTATTGATTCTCACGTTCGCAAAAAAGTAGCAAGTATTTGTCGAGAGCAACGCCTTGACCAACAAGCGAAAAGTTTACTTTTTCAGGATTTAGGCTCAAGCATTAAACGGTTGTTCAATGTGCCTAATAGAGGGCGAATTAAAGATAAAGACTTCATGAAAGTTCTTGATTTCGTTGATACATGGGAGCCGTCATCAGTAACGAAAGCGCAAATTCATCAACTTAGCTTATTTGACGAAACGGCTTAGAAAGGAGCGTGAGATATGGCTACAAAACAAACAAACCTGAACCCAACAGTCACTTTTTGGTCAGAGGGAAAAACAAACAGCATGAATCAAGAGCAGTTTGACAATTGGAAAAAGAAAACTCCTTGGCCAAACGATTCTTTAAAAATTTTAGTCGATGCAGTCTTAAGTCGTAAAGAGAATAAAAAGGAGATTGCATGATATTTAGAATTGTTGACCCTGATACTGGAGAAATTCTTGATAGGGAGTTCTTAGTAGAAAAAGAGGCTATACGGAATTTTAAAATAAAAGCCAAACGCCTAAATGCAGTTATTCGTTAGATAGGAGAAAAAATGTTCGGATTTAAAACAGAAGAAGAAAAAGAAATTCTTGCTGATTACAATAATGTAGTCCGTGATATGAAAGAGTTGAAGGACCTGGTAGATCAAATGTCAGCTACAATCGCAACACAAGCTCAAATGATTGGTACAAGAGATCAATTGCTCGATGAAGCATATTTAAAACTTGAATCAGCCGAAACAGAATTAATTATTCGTCGCAAAAATGATGAATTTCGTCAAAAGTTAACAGTAGCAAAATAAAAAAGCCCGCACGGGAATGCGGACTAAGACGTGATGTGTCTATTAAATTTTATATCTAGATTATATCACGTTTCAACAAAAATAAGAAACGGAGAACATTAAATGACGGAAGAAAAACTAAGATTTAGTTTTTCTGATATTAGAACTTTTCAGGAATGCCCTTTTAGATTAAGGGAAAGAAAAGCAAAAAGGTACGCTGAATCTCCTACAGAAGCTATGCTAGTTGGCTCTTATGCTCATGCAATGCTTGAGGGAGATAAAAGCACCGATGATTTTATCCAAGAGCATTCTGTGGATATGATGGGCAATATTGGTAAGAAAAACCAAGGCATTAAAAAAGTTTTTAAAGATATTGTGATGGCGGTTAATGAAGTCAAAAAGACTGAAACTTATCAGTCTTTCGATACTTTACATACTCATAAAGAACTTTATATCAGAGCTGATTATGATGATTTTGTGATTAGTGGAAGAATTGATGTCTTAAGGTTTGACCATGAAAACAAAACGATTGAAATCATCGACTGGAAAACCGCCGCAAGCTTTGAAGATATATTTGATAAAAATATCAGAGCTTATTTGGAATGGTACAGCCATTATAGGGAGCAATTAGCTTTATATGCGTGGTTAGTCGCTCAAGAATTCTCTGATTATACAAAACTAGATTATACAGTGGTTGGAAAAATTGTAGGTTTTACCAAGAAACTGCCAGTAAATATTAAGACAATTACAATGGATTTTGGAAAACTTGCTGATATTTCAGATAAAATTCTTGTTCAAACTGTGTTATCTGAGTTAGATAATATCGCTCATAATATTGAGCATGAGGGAATGGATGGATACTTTTGTCATAATTGCGACTGCTGTATCCAAAATAAAAAATACGAAGAATTAGAGGTAGAAGTATGGTAATGCAAATTAAACCTGCAGGGACTAGAAACCCTAAACTGACACGAGTCCTTATTTCAGGAGGCGGGCTTTCAGGAAAAACGACACTAGCGGCTAAGTTTGCCAGTAGTAATGACAGAGCCTTATTTATTAGTACTGACGGGAATGCATACAAGCAAGGTTACCAAGCAATAGACTTTGAATTTCCTCAAAAAGCTGAACAAATTATCACAAATTTTACTCAAGCATTAAATATGGCAGAACAAAACGCTGAAAGCTGGGATGTCCTTGTAATTGATTTGATTGAAGACTTTGACGAACGGGCCCAAACCTTATTGCGTGGCGAACTTAATAATTTTAAATCGACAATGAAAGCATGGGGAAAAATCAATAGTTTATACAAAGATATGCAAAGTTTAATGATGAGTAAGTTTCATGATAAAACAATCGTTTTGCTTAGTCGAGATGTTGAAGAAATTGACCAAAAATCAGGCGAAGTCATTGGATATAAGCCTGCTTTAAGAAAATCTCTCAAAAATATCATTCTAAAAGACCAAGATGTTGAAATCAGAGCTTATTTTGATAGAAGCGGTAATCGTCAATTTGATATTTCTAATTTAAGGTATGAAGAAATGAAAGGGATGCTTCAACAAATTATTGCTAAACCGTTTGAGATTCCTCAACCTGCCATTGACCCAAAAGAGCAACAAGAATCAAAGGAAAAAGCTAATAAATTAAAAGCACAATATGATAAAGCTTTTGCGGCTGCAGCATCTCATAATGCAAGTGATAAAGACATTGAGTATTGGAAAAATATGGAACCGTCAGAAGCGATTATGTCTATTGCCGATTGGATTCGAATTAAAGAATCCGCTCAGTCAGTCGTTGATGAAGAAGAACTAATTGTGGATGAATTATTTCCAGTAGGTCAAAACTAAACCTATGAGCAAACTGCAGTCCTCAAAAATCCTGAGCAGTAGAATTAGAAATAATTCAACTTTAAGCAAGACTACCTTGGGCGGTAGTACTCGTATTTAGTCAAAGCTGGAGGGTGGCGGAACGAGCCGTAAAGTCAATGAGTATTTAGTGTTTACACATAACCACTCATCGCCAGCTTTTAATTTGAAAAATAAAACTTGAAATAAATATAGAAGAAAGGAGAAAGTTTGGAACAAAGTACAAAATTCTTCAATCAAATACCAGTGCCAATTGTGGAAGCTGATGATTTAAATGATTTTGAAAAACTTCTTTTTAGTGAAATATACACGATGGCTAATTCTTTTGGAAGCGTCTTTCCGTCAAATGCTTTTTTGGCAAGTAGATATGGAAAAAGTAAAAAAACAATATCCGTAACATTAAAAAGCTTACAAGAAAAGGAATATATAAACCTAAAATATGAATATGAGGGGAAAGAAGTAAAAAGAAGATACATTTTACCCTATTTACATAAATGTAAAGAGGGTATATACACAGATGTAAATACCCCTACACAAAAACGTAAAGAGGGTATATACACAGATGTAAAAGATAATATATCAACTAATAAATCAATTAATAAATCAACTAATAATATATCGGACAAGTCCGATAAAGAGTCTGATTTAGAAACTAGATTTAATAATATTTGGAAAATATATCCTAACAAAAAAGGAAAACCGAAAGCTCTATTAGCCTATAAAAGAGCTGTAAAATCTGGAACGACAGACGAAGAGATTAAAACTGGTCTTGAAAACTATTTGGCAGAAATAAGAGTTAAAAATACCCAACAAAACTATATAAAGCATGGTAGCACATGGTTTAACGGTAAGGGTTGGGAAGATGACTACGATTTAATGCCTATTCAAAATCAAACGTACAAAAATAATAAAGTTTTCAAATCTGCTCCTAACTGGTCTAATCAAAGATTTGAAAAAGACGAAGAAACACTGACAGCGGAAGAATTCGAGGAATATATGAATGGCTTGGACTCTTAAAAAACGTGCTCTTGATGAGGGGCTATCAGAATACTACCGTAGCTTTATTCCTGGGATTACCCATAAACAATACTGCAGATATGTTGAAAAAGCTTATGAAGAGGAAATAGTATTAAGTCCTATCACTTTTATCGCAATAGTTAAAGGTATTGACAATGAAAAAGCAACCGAAATATTTTATGAAAAAAATAAAGAACTGACAGATTCAGGAGTAATGCCTGCAATTGCTAGATTTGGAGAAGCAAGTGAAGTTTGAATTTGAATTGGATAAAATGCCAACTACTCAGCAGCAAAAAGGCATTAAAAAAGTGAAGGGTAAACTTCAATTATATGACCGTAGAGGAACAAATAACTACAGTCTTAAAGCTCAACTCATGAAAAATAAACCGAAAGAGTGCTTTGAAAAAAACGTTCCTTTGAAGCTATCCGTTACTTTCTTCTATGCAATCAAGCAAAAAAAGCGTTGGTGGCAATGGAAAACAAGCAGACCTGACTTAGACAATCTTATGAAGAACTTACAAGATTATATGACTAAGTTGCGTTATTACAGTGACGACAGCCAGATTGTATGGCTTGAAGCTAAAAAGGTTAATGACGAGAAAAACAGAATAGAAATTGAAATTACAGAGGTGTAAGAATGATTAAAACAAATTTTGTCACTTTGAAAAAGCTGTATGGATTGGCAAGAAATAATAATTTCAACGCTAACCACAAAGAATTGTCTGTGAAAATCAGCGGTCGAACTAAGCACAATCACGAACTCTCTAAGCTTTACTTAGATATTTGCAATAAATACAACCATTCAAAGCAAATGAAATGGAAAGATTTATACAAAACACTTGAAGAATTAATTTCAGGTTTAGCAATTGAACTTTAATAGCTCTAATTCATGAAAATTACGGTTACATTGAGCGCTTAAACTGTTTCATGGATAATTTATCACGAACTAGACAAAAGCGCTTAGAAGCTAAAATATGAGGTGGATTATGGAATTAATCAACTTATCAGATAAAAAACTTGAATCCAAAAAAGGCGGAAGATTTCAAGTAACAATTAAGACAATTGAACCCACCGATTCCATCTTAGTAAGTTATGAGATAAAAGTTAAGGATATCGGAGAAGAAGATGGATACGTTTCTATTTATCAGAAATCATACTCTGGAAGTAATCCTGAAAAAATAGCCCAACAGATGGTTGATGGAATAAAAAGAAAAAAAGTAACTAAAATAAAAGTCTATTATTTGGATTGACTAAAATATGAGGTAGTAATATGTTCAGCAAAAATGGAATAAGGCGTGGAGATAAAATATGCTTCCGCGACACAAAATTCTTAAAAGTTATCGAAGTTACTGACAAATACATAACGGTTGAAAAAGACCAGTTCACTAAAAAATCAGTTAAGCGTGATGATTTTAGAATTGTAAAAATAAATGGAAGATACCATGCATGTGAACTCTTTGACAGAGTTGTGAAGTGAGGGATGAGATGGAAGTATATATTGTAACCCAGTCATGGGGGATTTATTCTGACTACACAGAAGTAGTTCTTGGAGTAGTTTCAAGCATGGAAAAGGCAAAAGAGCTATCGCTGAACGCTGAACCGGTCAGTTGGGAAGATAGTACTGTAGAAGTTGAGTGTTTTGAACTTGACGGAGAACGAAAATCATTTTCAAAAGCGGAACGAGAAGCATATAAATCAAATGATGATTTCTCTAGCAAAGACCGTATTATTTTGAACGAGCTAGATGAAGCTGGGATATAAGGAGCAGATGGATGAAACTAAGCGAGATTGAAGCGGTAAGCCCAGAAGATTTTGTGGTCTTTGACAAAGAAGACGGCATGCCATACAGCTATGTCATTGATAGATGGTATAAAACTGGCGCAAAAGAGGTTGATGATTTTCCTAAACTCTACACATCAGAGCAAATGCAAGAGTACGCAAAAGCAAATTGTTGGGAGTTGATTAACTGGTATGTTGAAACTACTGGTGACGTTAACCACGCAGCAGAAATGAAAATATGGATGGATGATGAATTTGGAGGACACGAAAAATGATTAAGTTTGAAGAAGAATTAAACGCTCTACCAGTATCGCACAGTACAAAATATACAGAGTACTGGAATAAAGCTCAACTACTAACGGTATTCAAAGATTGGCAACCACAGCAAGCCCTGCCAGTCGTGCCTGAAGATGTTGATAAAGCTATTAAATACTTGAAAACTCAGAATAATTTTGCCACATTGAGTGACTTCGATGATATTTTGACAGAAAAAGGCTTTTGGTGGTTGAATGATTTCCAATTTAAAGATAGACGATTCGGTTTTGGTGGTCTAAATAATAAACTATTTATCCTTTCTCATTTAGCTGTTACAGGATATGAGGTCGAAAAACCACAGGTCGAAAAACCGCAGATGTTCTATTTGCGTGAGAAGAATACGGGACATTATTTGCGCAAAACAGGAAATAACGAGTATAAAATCACTCCTCATTATTCAAATGATTACGATGAAAAATACATGCACTACAAATTCACCCAGCAAGAAATCGACAGCATGGAAACTGGGAGCTACGAACAGATTGAGGTGGAAAAATGACTAAAGAAATGAAAAGACCGATTAGCAATATCACTCAAGATAGTATCAAGCCTTTACTAAGCAATGCCGTAGAGTTTTATACTAACAAAAATAGGGAAGCTCACAAGTGTATTCAAGAACGAGATGAATATATCAATTATCTTGAAAGTAAACTAAGTAACGCAAAACCGCAGCTGTTCTATATTGACTTACCAAAAGTTTTTGGATTAAGCGATTCAACCTTCGTATCAAAAGTGGAAAGTGGAATAATCTCAGAATTTACAAAAGGAAAAGATTATGCATTAAAATTAACAGAACAAGAAATCAAGTCAATTGATGAGCGTTACTGGCAGTTTGCTGTGCCTGTGGAGGACGGAGAATGACAAGAGGATTTAAAAAACTAGACGGAAATGCGACTATTCCAGAACGAGCGACAGAACATAGCGCAGGATATGACATTTCAGCAAGTGAAACAGTTACGATTCAACCTGATGAAATTAAAATGGTAAGCACTGGGCTAGCTGTTCAACTTGGTGATGATGAAGTATTGAAATTATACGACCGTTCAAGTAATCCAGTTAAGCGTGGCATTGCATTGATTAATTCAGTAGGAATTATCGATTCAGATTACTATCCGCAAGAATTTAAAGGCTTATTTATGAACATCTCAAAAGAGCCTGTAACCATTTCTAAAGGTCAAAGAATAATGCAAGGGGTATTTGTCAAATACCTTACAACAGACGATGACAACGCAAATGGAAAGCGTACAGGTGGTTTTGGTAGCACCGGGGAGGTGTGAAAAATGACACAAGAAACAGAAAAAGAGCGCATTTATCGTGAAGCACTAGATGAAATAAATAATTTAGCAATTGATGTGGCCATGGATTTTGAAGAAACTGGAATTGGTTCAGTTGATTGCGGAAAAATAATGGATATTGTAAACAAGGCATTTTTTGCAGAAGCAAATCAACAACCTTCCAACACTAACAAACTTTCGGTTGAAAAACTACAAGAACAGCTCAACACTGCAAAAAAGGCACTGACAAACATTAAGATGAGAACTGAACGTGATGAACTAGAAACATATTATGTTGAGAGAAATCATGATATTCGTAAAGATGCGATTGATGCACTCGCAGCGATTGGAGGGTATGATGACTGATTTAGTGAAAGTGGTGGAGGGGATAGATGACAATTACTGAACAACAATTCTATGACATGCTCAATGTTGATGAACATATGAATTTCACAAATCGAATTCAAGAACTTGTTTTTGATAAAAAAGGGCGTGAAGAATTTTACTCTAAAATCTTAAATATCCACCATGACATGGGAGTTGATTTCTTTAGGGACTATTTTATGGCTCATTCAGCTGTTTCAGCAAAAGGTCAGCATTATACACCAGATGAACTTGGTAAGCTCACAGCGTTGCTTGTAGGTGGTTCTGGAGGTGCTGATTTAACTGGAGCAGGAACAGGAACTCTAATCATTCAAAAATGGCAAGATGACCGAATGAATACAGACTTTTTTAACTATTTGCCGAGTAACTATTGGTACCAGGCATTAGAATTATCGGATGAAGCTATTTCATTCTTGATTCATGCCTTTGCAATTCGAGGAATGAATGGTGTAATCATTCATGGTGATGCATTGGAAATGGCCGTGAAACAAGTTTATTTCATTCAAAACAGTGCTAATAATCCGATTGGTTTCTCAGAGATAAATGTTATCCCTCACAGCAAAGATGCAATGGAATTTTTAGGGATTCATGAATGGACGGAACAGGCAATTGAACATATTGAAAGTAAATTTCCTGACTGGATTCCACTCACAGAAGAAAAGAAAGAACAGATGAGTTTATTTGACGAGTGCGAAAAATACAGACAAACTAATATCGCTGGTCAATGACTGGTGGGGAGGGATTGAATGAAAGTAAGAAACGATGTTGCAGATTGGCTAGAATCAAGTGATGAACAGACTTTATGTGATGATTTTTTGACAGAAGAACACGAATTTGACAACTATCTAGGAAAACTTGCTTTAAATTTAGGATACAACTTTGTGACTGATTTTATTGTTGATTTAAAGCGAAATGGATTTGTACGAGAAAGCCAGATGACTACTGGTATGAGGGTAATTAAATGAAACTTTTGTGTAAGCTGTTCGGGCATAAGTGGGTATATCTAGGAACTTTAAGCAATGGAGAGTACCAAAGGTATAAAGAAAGGTGTGAAAGATGCGATAAGGTTGTAATTGCAACATTTGCGACGAAAAACCCCTATTTTATCAACCGCTCAGACCTTGACGAGTCTGAGAACGTGTTCCCTGAAAAATGGCTTGATAAACACATGGATTGAATGCAAAAAAAGCCCAAGCTGACCAAGCTTGAGCGAAATACGATTTACGACAACTTATTATATTATTTTCGGTCAGTTATATTATATCATACTGAGCTAGGAACTCGCTAAACTCAACTGGAGGAGAAATGACATTAATTGATGAAATTAAATCATCTCAAAAAGAATCGCATGAAAAATGGTTTGAGAGATGGTATAAAAAAGAAAATTTAGAAAATAATATCAGAATTTCAGCCGAAAAAGGATACACAGGTTTTAGAATTCAAGTAAGCGATCAGTATGATAGTTATTTAAGGTTGAGACTAGGAAATAAAGAAACAACTTCCCTTTTAAAAGAAAAGCTCGGTGATGGTTTTACTGTAACACTCCGAGAAATTCATGGAGAGAACTTTTTAGGAATTAAGACCTACAAATCATTCATTCAGATTTTATGGTAAACAAAAAAGCCCGCTGGGAACGGGCTCAATTAAAGGATTTCTAACTTAATTATACCACAAAAGGAGAATTTGATTAATGGCAGATAAGTTAGATAGAATTATTGGAGATTACTTGACAGGAAAGTTAGCAGCAAATATCAAAGCTAGAGAGCTTGATTTAAGGGCTAGAAAACCTACAGATAATCTTGGAATTAGAACACACTCACTTGGAATAGCACCGCAAGAGTCGGAATTTTTAAGAGTTGAGGAAGATGAACTGAATGGCATTCTTGGGAAAATGAAGAGACAAAAAGAAATCCTTGATATGTTCTGGGATGTCGAATGTAGTGAGACAAAAAAAGCTTTACTACTCCATTATCAGCAAAGAATGACATGGTACGGAGTAGCTCAAGAGATGTTTGTAGGAGTTACAACATTATGGCGCTGGAACAAATCTTTTAAAGAAATGATTAGACCTTATTTGTGAGTTGTAAAATCGTGAAATGTTTTTGAATGATTCGTTGAATTTTACCCCGTGTTTTAAGTGGTATACTTATATCATGGTTTAAGACGACGAGCCAATACTCATAATTCTCCAAGTGATAAAAACTGCTAGAAATAGCGGTTTTTTGTGTAGACTTTTAGAAAGGAGGAGAAATGGCAAAAGCTAAATATGAAGAATGGATTTTAGAAGAAGGATTACTCAAGATTCAAGGTTGGGCAAGAGACGGCTTAACAGAGGAGCAAATCGCTCATAATATGGGGATTGCTGTTTCAACTCTGGGTAATTGGAAAAAAAGTCATCTGGAGATTTTGGAGGCCTTAAAAAAGGGTAAAGAAGTTGTTGACATTCAAGTCGAAAATGCTTTGTTAAAGCGTGCTTTGGGTTATGAATTTGTTGAAGTAACTAAAGAGTTAGCCGAAACAGGATTAATAGTAACGAAAAAAGTCACTAAACAGCAAGCACCAGATACAACCGCGGCTATTTTCTGGCTTAAAAATCGTAAGCCGAATGAATGGCGCGATAAAAAAGAAACACAAATTTCTGGTAACATTGGGGTTCGTAATCCTATGCAAAACCTAACGGAAGAAGAACTTCGGAGGTTAGCAAATGGCATTGATGGAACATGATATGAACAAAATTCGTGAGGAGGCCCTAAAAGAGCTTGCTAGAAGAAATTATATTGATTATTTCTACTATGCTAATAACTGTACTTTTGAGCCGTTAAGACACCAAAGGTATATTGCTCCTTATTTGCAACGAATCTCAGACGGTGAACGTCTTTTTATTATCGTTGAATTACCACCTCAACACGGGAAATCAACATTTATTACAGAATCTTTCCCCTCATATTATTTGATGAAGAATCCAGATAAACTTGCAATGGTCGTTTCTTACTCAGAAGAACTTTATAAAAAGTTTGGTAGAAAAAACCGTGAAAAATTTAGAACTTTCAGCAAGGAATTATTTGATTTAGAAATTAGTTCTGATACTGCCAGTGTTTCAGAGTGGGGAATTGATAAACATTTAGGGCAACTTTACAGCACATCAATTTTAGGTGGAGCTACAGGTCGTGGTTCAAATTTACTTATTATAGATGACCCCATAAAAAATAGGTCTGAAGCGGAATCTAAAACTATTCGCGACAAAATATATAGCGAATGGCAAGATACCTTTTACTCTCGTTTATCTGCTGATGGTTCTGTCATTGTTATCATGACTAGATGGCATGAGGATGATTTAGCAGGACGACTTCTTAAAGAAAATAAATTACCATGGATTGAAATAAAAATACCAGCAGTTGCTGAAGAAAATGACTTATTAAATCGTGAAGTTGGTGAATCTCTTGCCCCTGAAATCGGAAAAGATGAAGAGTGGGCAAGGCAAACTAAAGAAGTAACCGGCTCTCGTGGTTGGGCTGCTTTGTATCAACAAAGGCCAACACCAGCTGGCGGGAATATTTTTAAACGGTCATGGGCCAAATTTTATGTGCCTACACTCGAAATGAAAGTTAAATTAGGACTTGGTGATGATGTAAAAGTTATGCCAAGTCATTTTGATATTCAAATGCAGTCATGGGACTGTACATTCAAAGATAAAAATACATCTGACTTTGTTTCTGGTCAAGTATGGGCGCGTGCTGGTGTAGAAAACTATCTGTTAGACCGTCACCATGAGCGAATGGGGATTGTTGATACTATGAAGGCTATTGAAGTCATGACAGCCAAACATCCAGAAGCTATTGGAAAGCTTATTGAGGATAAAGCCAACGGTTCTGCAGTAATTGAAATGCTACAGAAAAAAATAAAAGGTATAGTACCAGTAAATCCACAAGGTGGTAAAGAAGTAAGAGCGCAGGCAGTATCTCCTCTATGGGAGGCTGGCAATGTTTATTTGCCACATCCACTATGGAAATCATATAGTGACGAGATACTTGATGAGTTGACTGCTTTTCCAAATGCAGCGCATGACGATGATGTCGATAGTATGACTCAGGCACTTGTCAGATTAGATAAAAGGCCAGTACACACAAGAAGAGAAAATAGAACAACAGCATTTTAGGGAGGTGATAAATTGACATCTAAAATTATAAGTGGTGGGAAATCTGGTGGAATTCCCAAAGGGTTAAAGAAACAGGCTGTTATGGCAGATGAAAGCAGGGTATTAGCTTCTGTTATCAAAAGCGAAAATGGAGAACAGAGTTTTAGAAGAGATTTGACTTTAATTAGTCCTCCTTATGATATTGCTGCTTTGAGAGATGTAGTCGATAATAGCAATATTCTTAACCAATGTATTGAAGCTTATGCAACTAACGTTGCTGGATTCGGTCTTGATTTGAGATACAAAATGGATGATTCCAACGAAAACGAGGAAACAAAAGCAGAGTGGGATGTTCTTACAGAATTACTCAATGAATTAAGCTTTGAACGTCCGCCTAAGGAAATCGTCCAAGAAGTCATTCGTCAAGTCGAAGAATGTGGAAATGGATATTTTGAAGTTATTAGAAATGGCGTTGGCCATGTTGTGGGAATTGATTCGATTAAGCCTGAATTTATGACAGTTACCAAGCAGAATGTAGTCACTAATGACCAAGGGCAACAAATTAAGGTTAGATACTTTAATTATCGTGACAACTCAGATGATAGCTCCGTAAATTCTGGGACTTGGTTTAAGACTTATGGTGATACAACACCACTTGATACGAATGGTTCTATTGGCAATGGAACAGCAACTGAAGTTATCCACATTAAAATCGGAGACTTCCAAAGCCCGTATGGCGTTCCAAGATGGATTGGACCGCTGATTAAAATTATTGGTAATCGTAAAGCCGATGAGCTGAATTATCGTTATTTTGTACAAGGTCGGCACATTCCTCTGGCAATCATGCTTGAAAATGCTCAACTTACACAAGCAAGTGAAGCGACTTTGAAGAGCTATGCTGATTCAATTGGTGGCGAAGAAAATCAACATAAATTTATTTTGTTAGAATCTGAAAAAGTTTCGCCAGGAGAAGAAGCGGCAGGCTACGGAGAAGATAAAAGTAAGCCATCAATTAGGGTTGAACATCTTGCTGATGTTTTACAAAAAGATGCACTTTTCCTTGAATATGATGAGAATGTCACTCAAGCTGTTTTAGGGGCGTTCAGGCTTCCTCCAATATATGTGGCAAAGACTACTGACTACAACAGAAACACTGCTGAGACTGCCAAAGAATTGACAGAGGAGCAAGTTTTTCAACCTTTACGTGAATCTTATGCTTGGCGGATTAATTCTTTATTTAAAGAGTATGACCTAAAATATGTTGAAGTTTATCTTAAAGCTCCAAAAATTAAAAACATGGATGACGTTACCAAGTTTATTCAAGTTGCAAATTCTGCTGGGTCTGTTGCTCCAAATGATTTACGCGGCACTCTATCTGATGTACTTGGCTTGCCTTTAGAGAACTTTGAGGGTGAGGAGTATAATTTACCGACCAAACAGTCCAACGCTCAAAATGGGCTAAATTCTGATGATGTGAACCTATCTAAAGCCTATGGCGCAGAAACAGGGGCAGATATAGCGGCAGGTATCCGTCAAATAATGCGGAGGGCGCGTGATGAATGATGCGGAATTAATTCAAAAATCTTTAGAACTATCAGCAGAGGAAAAAGAAGAGCTGATTAAGCTTTTAAGGAAGGCTGGTTTTAGCTTTACTGAAACTCTTGCTGATAATATATCTGATATTGAACAGGAATTAGAGGATATACTTCAGGAAGATTATGAGCAAGTTGCGCCAATCTTGGAAGAGTTAGCTCAGAAAGATAAAAAACCAAGTCGGAAAATGATTCTAGCAGCACTTGCAGCTAGAGTTTTTATTAGTAAAATGTCCGAAAGAGTCAATCCTAAAATAAAACTTTCTTATGTAACGCTTTTTGATAAATTCAATAGCAAATACAAAGGAAATAATGAATTCAATCCTAAAAGTCGTCATTCAAAAGAAATTGATAAGTGGCTTAAAGGTTTACCAAAATTAATGGACCTAACTTCTAAAGAGAGGTTCATTTTTCTTGTTCAATCCTCGTATGACGAAGGAAAGGGCATTAAATGGCTAGAGCGCAACCTCTCTAAACTAGACGAGTTTGGACATAGCAGAGCAAGAACAACATCAATTACTGAGGTTTTAAGGATGTATTCAGGCTCTCAGTATGAAGCGATGATGTCCAATCCGAACATAGTGGGAAAGGAATGGAGGCATACTAGTGGTATAGGAGAACCAAGAATGTCACATGGGCAGGCAGACGGAACAGTTGTTGCAGTTGATGATTTCTTTATTATTGATGGCGAAAGAGCGAGGTATCCAAGGGACCCTCAATTATCACCAGGTAATTCTATCAGCTGTCATTGTTTCATGAATCCTGTACTTGCTGACAAGTACACCAAAAATTAAACAGAAAGGATAAAAATGCGAAAGCTAGAAAATGTAAAAGTTACTCATGTTTCGTATGTTGACAAAGCAGCAAATAAAAAGCAATTCTTTTTGACTAAATCTGCTAGTGAGCCAACTTTTGAAACGACAGTAAAACTTTTAACAAAGTCAGATGACCCTCAAAAGCTAGTTTATGGAGTTGTTTATGAGCCTGATGTAGAAGATGCACACGGCGATTTTATGGACGCTGAAACGATTGAAAAAGCAGCACATGGATTCATGGAAGAATATCAAAACATTGATAAGCAACATGATTTTAAAACGAGTGCTGGAAAAGTTGTTGAAAGTTATGTCGCTCCAAGTGATATGACGGTAGGTGATACTGCTATTGCTAAAGGAACTTGGGTTCTTGTAACGAAAGCTACAGATGAACTTTGGGAGTCAATCCAAAAGGGAGAATTTACAGGATACTCTCTTGCTGGAACAGCTGAGGTCGAAGAAGTTAAGAAACAGACCACTGACAACTTCAATAACAGCAAAATGTATCGTGATATTAATGCTGCACTTGATGCGTTTCGTTCCGCAACATGGAATATTTTGGATAACTACGCTGTTGATGATTCAACAAGGATTGAAGGAATCCAAAAAGAAATTAGTGAATTATCAGCATTAATTAACTCATTTCAAACAACACAACCACTCACTAAACAAGGACTAATCAGTACGGTTAAGTCTTTTTTTAATTTAAAAAAACAGGAGGAAGTCGAAATGACTCAAGAAGAACTTAAAAAAGCTCTAGGTGAAGCTTTTGCACCAATCAATGATCGTTTGGAAGCTCTAGAAAAAGCTACAAAAGACCCTGAAGCAGACCCTAAAAAGAAAAAAGACAAAGAGGATGAAGAAGAAACAGCACTTGATGCGAAAGCAGTAGCAAAAGCAGTTTCTGAAGCAATTGCTCCAATGGCTGGACGTCTTGAAGCTCTAGAAAAAGCTCGTGTCAGCAATACTAATGAAATTATTTCAGAAACAGTTAAAAAGTCAGCAACACCAAGTTATGTTGATGCACTTTTCCCAATTGAAGACTAAAGGAGAAAAACAATATGAACAACACAGAACTTTTACAAAAACAATTTGCTGCTATTTCTAAAGCAGGTAACGACGTGACGCTTCGTTCTGACAATGCGCGTGCATTTGTTTTGGATGTCGTTTCTGGACAAGCAACTCTTCAAAAATTGCCACCTTACTTTGCTAAATCATCAACAGGTTCTATCGATAAGCTTGGTGTTAAACGCCGTACAATGCGCACGCATAAAGGAACAGCTACAACTCCTACAGGTTCAGATATTGCCGAAGAATCTTCTGTATCATTTACTCTTTCACCATTTTTCGTTGATGCATGGATTGAAAACAGTAATGTATTTTATACTGCTCAAACTCGTGGCCAAGATGTACGCCAAGCGTTGACAACTCTTATGCAACAACAATTTGGAGCTGATTTACAAGACCTTGCTTTTAATGGAGACACTGCCTCAAAGGATGAATTCTTGAAACAAAAGGATGGATTCATTAAAAAAGCGCAAGCAGGAGCGGTTGTTAAACTTACACCTACTGCGCTTCCAACAATCGAAACACTTACGACTGATGTTGTGGGAGGATTCGAAAGCAAATACATCAACTCTAACTTCAAGTGGTTTATGTCATTGAAAACTTCAACTCATTATGTTGCTGAAATCCAAAGCCGTGCAACTAATCTTGGGGATGTAGCAATTGTTAATGGACAACTTACAAATATTGCTGGTTTTGCAGTTGAAGTAGTTGATAACTTCCCAGATAAGGTTGTTTTATTCTCACCATTTGAAAATTTGACCCCAGTTCTTGGATATGAAGTTAAAATGCAGACAGCTGCAGCCGATCCAACATCAATTGCTAAACAAGCAACTTATCATTTTGTTTTGACATCAGCTGACTTCGTAATCCGTGAACTTAAGATGGTTGGTGTTGTTACGGTGACACCCTGATGTTCCCCAAGAACCAACTGGGGTAACGTTGGATAAAACAACTGCAAGCTTAGCTGTTGGTGGAACTCAAAAATTAACTGCTACAGTTGCTCCTGATAACGCAGACGATAAAACTGTAACATTTAGTTCTAATAATATTGCTATTGCGACAGTCACTCCTGTTCAAGGAACTGTTACTGCCGTTGCAGAAGGAAAAGCAACAATTACAGCCACAACTTCAAATGGTAAAACTGCAACATGCGAGATTACCGTAACTCATGCGTGATTACCGTAACTGCTAAATAATTCTAAATAAAAAGGGTGGTTTATGCCACTCTTTTTTTTGGAAAGGAGGTCAAATGGAATATGTAGATAAAACTTACTATGATGAATCTTATAAAGGAGAATCAATAGCAAATGATGGATTCCCAAAATTTAATAAACGCTCTCAGGATATCATTGATTCTTTGACAAATTATAAAATACCTCAAATTGGATTTGATAATTTAAAAACAAATGTCCAAGAGTTAATTAAAAAGGCTGTTTGTGCTCAAATTGAATACTTCAAAGTTGAAGGTATTGAATCAAATATAAACGGCGTCAGTTCATCATCTCAAAGCGTTTCTATTTCTGGGTTTAGTTATTCTTCAAGCCAACCTTCTTCAAGCAGGCAGACAAACAGAGTATCTCCCAGTACATTAATGTATCTGGAAGGAACGGGTCTTTTAGTCAAAAAGGAGGTAAAAATAAGTGTTATTTGAACCAATCCCGAAAAGACTGCTGATTCATGAAGTAACCTACACAGAGCCGTCAAACGTTGGCGATGGTTCTATGGGAGGTGGCTCTAAGCCTAAAAGTACAGTAATTAAGAATGTACGATTTACTCCAACTCGAAAGAAAGTGACTAAATCGGACAATACAGAAGCATATACAAATGGCATTCTGTTTATTGATTCAGTAAACTCTAGCCCTTTCATTGAAATTAATGAGGGAGGAAAGATAGCTTTTAAAAATAAGAAGTTAAATATTATTGGCTGTCTTGAAGCTTATACTGACCAAGGAACCCCTCATCATTTGGAGGTACAGTTACAATGAGTGTTAAATTTAAAGGAAACTTTAACCGAGTTGATAGAGCAATTAAAAAAGCACTCAATCCAACAAGCGTAGAGTTTGCTAAAAAAGCCAATAAGTATGTCAAAAAAGATACTGGAGCAACTGAATCGAGCGTTTGGAGCGCTAGTAACTTTGATAAAGGGCAAGTAATATGGGATACAGATTATGCTGCTTATGCCTATTACATTGGTACCCCATCTAAGGAACATAATCCAGATGCCGAGCAGAGGTGGGGAGAAGTTGCAAAGTCACGAGACATGGAAGATATTAGAAGAGTTGCTCAAAATGCTATTAAGGAGAATCTTTGATGGATATATTTTCAGTTCTTTCTAATCGTTTGCGAACTTTACAACTAGAAACGCCACGATTAACCGATAGCGGCCGCCAAATTATCCAAGAGGATAATCCTCCACAAGATAATGAGCGTGACATATCGCTTCAATCTGTGGCGTCTGGACAAGGAATAAAAGACCTTTCTCTTGGTAGGGAAATGTCTTTTTTAGTCCAAGTCACAATAAAAAACACTGACCAATTGCAAGCTTACAATGATGCATGGAAGATAGCCAATGATTTTGATAGATTACCTCGTTATGAAAATAATGAATTGGTAACTCTTGAATCAGGAGATGGCTCTTTTTTCTTTGATTCTAGTTCCGTTTATACTCAACCAAGAAATCTTGGAAAACAAGAACATGATGCCTATCTTTATGTTTTAACGCTTGCACTAAATATTAGAAAATAAGGAGAAAAAAATGACTTATACAGGATTTGCTTTAAATTACCTCAATAAGTACGAAATTGGAGAAGCAGGAACTGTTGCCCCTGGCACAGGTAAGGTAACACCACCTAGCAAACTTTATGAACTAGCTGAAGGCATTCAATCTGTCGATCTAAAAAATGATGAAGATTCATCGGATTATTCTTACTACGCTGATAAAGGCGGTAAGCAAACGAATATTTCATCTGTTTCGACAAGCTATGCATTTAAAGGTCACCGCCGATATGCTGATAGTGATGCACAATCGTTTATTCGCGAACGACTTGCTAAAACAGGTCAAGACCGTGTTGTCTATTTCAAACATACAGAACCAGACGGGCGAATTCTTTCTGGTAATGCCACTCTTTCAGGAATCGTTCATGGTGGTGGGGATGCCGGTGAGCGCGGTAACTTTGAAGCAACTATCACTTTCAATGGATTGCCAGATGATTCAAAATCTTTGGGCGTGTAATACATACATAAAGCTAGAGGGGATTCCTTCTAGCTTTTATTTTTTAAGGAGAAAAAATGGCAAAAAAACAAAATGAAATCGTAGTTGAACTCAAGAAAAACGTCATCCCTACTCGTGTTTTTGGAATCAAGTTCGAAATTAAAATGGGTACTCGATATTTAAAAAAATATACAGAAGAGCTTCCTAAAATTAATGAGCAAATTGAGAGCAAGCGAAAAGAAGTCAAGATTTTAGAGAGTAAAAATGACCTTAAAGCATTATTTGAATTGCTTGAGTTCATTAAATCAAAAATTCAAGAATATACAGATTTAATTTTGGGTGATGGTGCTTTTGAAAAACTCTATGATGTTGCAGATGAAGATTTATTTGTAGTTGAAGAAGGAATGCGTCAAGTAACAGAGCAGTTTCAATTGATTCAAACAAAATCTAAAGCTCAATCATTTATTGACGGTAAAAAACGTTAAGACAGGAGGCTTTACATGGTACTTTCTCTTTCATGGAGTCAGCCAGATGTAATTGAAGCCAAAACTGCTGATTATGAAGTTGTAATGGATTTTTCACGAGTTCTGAGGTTATTTGAGCTTTATAAGCAAGATGATATCGATGTATCTGAAAAACTGTTCATTACCATTGAAATGTTCTTTTTAGCACCTATTAATGAGATACCAGAGGAAGACTTTCAGCTAATACTTGAAGGATTAACACAAAAGATAATTGGTGATAATTCTAGGGAAGAAACAGTTGAGAGAGATATGAAAGGAAATATCCTCGAAGAAGAGAAGAAATTTTATGACTTTGAGGAAGACGCTGATTATATCTTTGCTTCATTTATGCAAGATTATGGAATTGATTTAATAAAAGAGCGTGAGAAATCCAATTATTACTGGAATAAAGTTCAGTCTGGAAAGATGTCGCTTGAAAAATTTAGAAATCATACCATGAGTTGGGATAAGTTTAACGCTCTCCTAACTGGGTTGTCGGAAACTTCTAAGTTTAGGCGCGTGATTGAAATTCGGCAAATGGAAATTCCTGAAAATGCTACTGAAAAAGAGCGTAAAGAAATCAAAAAAGCTAAAAGTGCAGTTGCTCTGAAATCAGACCGCGAAAAAATTGAATTCGAAATGATGGATTTAAAAGAGCAACGGGAGTTCATGAGAAGAAAGGAGGAGGAATTAAATGGCCAATGACGGAGCAGTAGTAATTGATGTCATGTTAGATAGCACAAAGGCAATGACTGAATATAATAAGTTAGGTTCAGTTATGTCTGGTGCAGGAAGCAAAATAGGAGGTGCCTTAAAAGCAGGAACAGCCGCAGCAATTGCTGGAACAGCCGCAGTTGGAGTTGCAGCTGTTGGAATTGGTAAGCAAGTCCTTGCCTCCTATGCTGATTATGAACAGTTAGTAGGTGGTGTTGATACTCTTTTTGGTAATGCATCTAAAACAGTCCAAGGATTTGCTGCTAACGCATATAAAACAGCAGGGTTATCAGCTAATGCCTACATGGAAACTGTAACAGGTTTTTCAGCATCTATGGTTGCATCTCTTAAAGGAGATACTGCAAAGGCTGCTGATTACTCTAATCAAGCGGTTGTCGATATGGCAGACAATGCCAATAAAATGGGTTCAAATATCGGTGATATTCAGAATGCTTATCAAGGTTTTGCAAAACAAAACTACACCATGTTGGATAACTTGAAACTGGGTAAACCTAAAAAACTAGCTCAGTATAAACCTCGTGAAAACGGTGAAACTCTAAACGAATTAAGACGTAGACAATACCGTGCTAAGTATGAATTGATATCTGCATAGATGTTGACTTTAATGTATTTGTATGATAAAATGAATATATAAATACGTGGTAAGGAAAACTGATTATGTGGGTAAAAATTGCAAGAAATAATAACTATTCTATAAATGAAAACGGAATGGTTAGAAACGATAACACAGAACATATTAAACATCCATTTACGAACAAAGATAATGGGTATTTAATAGTTGACCTCTATATGAATAACAAATCTGAAAAAATTCCAATTCACAGATTGGTAGCAGAAGCATTTATCCCTAACCCTGAAAATAAGGAGACAGTAGACCACATTGACGGTAATAGGAAGAATAACTCTATTGACAATTTGAGGTGGGCAACTTATTCAGAAAATAATTCACGTTTTGAAACAATTGGTGTAAGGAGTGAGACAATAATTGTTGAACACTTTGCAGAAGAAAGAAAAAAACGTGGAGGCGGTCATTTATCATGGCTTTATGTGATTGAAACTCTTGAATTCAAAAGCATTTCAGAAACCGCAAAATATTTCAATTGTACAATAGGCAATATATCTTTAATGTTAGAAAAAGGTACGATTGGTCAAAGAGGAATAACAAGAGGTTATCAATTTTCTTACAAGAACAGAAAACGTTCTAAAATAAATTCATAAAAGTGTAACGGCTATCGAAACAGATTAAGCATTCTTATTTATAAAATAAGGTGCTTTTTTAATGGAGTAGAGTACACCCAAGTGGGTGGAAGTGCGAGGGTACAGAAATGTACAAGAGATAGTCTAGTCTATATGGAAACATATAGCAGTTCATAAGAGAACGGTTATAGATTAACGACCTATGACGAATATAAACGTATGGTGGTACTCAAGAAGAAATGAAGCGCCTCTTATCAGACGCTGAAAAATTCTCTGGACAGAAGTATGATATTTCTAGTTTTGCTGATGTAACTCAAGCTATTCATGTTGTACAAACGCAAATGGGCATCACGGGAACGACAGCAAAAGAAGCGGCTTCAACTATCAGTGGTTCAATTGATAGTACAAAAGCGGCTTATCAAAATCTGATTACTGGTCTGGGTAGTAGCAACGCTAATATCAAACAATTAGTCGATAACTTAATGGGTTCTTTGACTAATGTTATTAACAATATTACTCCTATTATCGGAAATCTGATAACTGCATTGCCTCCTGTTATTACAGGTTTATTGGGGGCAATTGCTAAACTTTTGCCAATAGTATTCTCTACAGTTTCATCACTTTTTGGAACTTTGCTGACTACAATAGTGAGTCTTTTGCCAACAGTTATTCCTTCTTTTACAGCAGGAATAATTTCATTGGTAAATTCAATAATTACTATAATACCTAGTATTATTCAAGCTGGGGTTAATATCATCATGAGTTTGATGCAAGGTATTGTTGGAGCTACTCCTCAGCTTACTTCAGCACTTGGTCAAGCTGTTCAGTCAATTATTGGTATGTTAGCTCAAAGCGGACCAACTTTAATAATGCAAGGTATGGTAATGATAAATGGTTTAATTAATGGTATTTCTCAACAATTACCAGCTTTAATACCATTATTGGCAAATGCTCTTTTAGATATGGTAAATGCTTGGACTACTGGATTGCCTATGCTTTGGAACTCAGGACTAAAATTAATCTTAGCAATTGTTCAAGGTGTAAGTGCGGCTTTACCTCAATTAATTGCTAACTTTCAAGCTATGATTCCTCAACTCATTAATATTTTGATGATAAACATTCCTCAAATTATTGATACAGCCGTTCAGATTATTTTAGCTTTAATAAATGGATTTGTAACCGCACTTCCTCAATTAATGCAAATGTTCACAACGTTATTACCTCAAATCATTCAGGTAATAATGACAACTTTACCTCTTTTAGTTCAAGCAGCACTTCAAATAATTATGGCGTTGGTTGAGGGAATTACAACAGCTTTACCAATGTTGATTGATTCATTTACAACATTAATGCCACAGCTCGTTACTATTATCATTGTCAATCTACCGACTATTATTCAAGCAGCTATTAAAATAATTCTTGCGATTGTTGATGGGATTGCTCAAGCATTGCCAGCATTAACACCAGCAATAGTTCAGGTTATTTTAATGATTGTTCAAACGATTATTAATAATTTACCATCAATTATTATTGCAGCTATTCAGATTTTAGTAGCAGTTGCTAGTGGGATACTTCAAGCTATACCAAAAGCAACAGGAGCAATTAATAATATGATAAATGCTTTGTTGAGTTATATTGCTTCATCTATTGGTTCTTTCCTTAGCAAAGGTGGGCAAATCATTGGAAGCTTTGTAAATGGTATTATTAGCGGCAAAAATCCAGTTGATGTTTTTAAGAATTTTATAAAAGATATCGCTGGGTTATTTGGACTAGATACACTTTATAAACAAGGAACAGCAATCATCAGCGGTTTTTTTAATGGTTTAAAAGAAAAATTTGAAGATGTTAAAAGCTGGGTAGGTGGTATTGGTAAATGGATTTCAGACCATAAAGGGCCTATTTCATATGATAGACGCTTACTCATTCCTCATGGTGGTTCAATCATGGAAGGGTTGGACGAAGGACTTCAAGACAAGTTCAAAAAAGTTCAAGCTAATGTTTCATCTATGGCTAACAAGCTAGCTGATTCGCTCACAGGAGGATTACCTTCGCTTGACACAGCATTAAACGCTAGTGTCTCTAGTTCGACTTCTTATAGTCAAGCTCAGCTAGTTAACTCTAATAATGCGACACTGTCTGAAAAGATTGACAAAATGGGCGATAGAATCGATGAAATGAATCAACGAAAAATTTCTATAAAAGTTAATGGTAGAGAAGTTGCAGAAACTATCTATGATGATTTCGAAACTGTAAAAACTTCAAGAGATACCAGAGACAGAATGATTGGTAGAAAAAAATAGGAGAGAAAAATGTTCAAAGTAAAATATGGTGATAACTACCTCACAGATTACGTTAAATTCACTAAAATTGAACGTGGAGTAGCTTCTGAAAATAATCTAACTACAGAAGAAAATTCGTCTGATGGTGTTGAAATTGTATCTGTAAAAAGAGGTCCTAAAGAAATCCCAATGTCATTTCATGTTATTGATGGATTAGATGTAAACTTCGTCAGAAGGAAATTGGGACAAATTCTATCATCGAACGTTACCAAAGAGTTAAGTTTTAGCGATGAACCAAATTATTATTATAATGCGATTCTTACTGGGAAATTTGAATATACCGATAATGGATTTGAAGCCGATGGTTCATTTACTCTATTTGTAAGTGACGGTGCAGCTCACAGGACAGATAGAATTACATTAAATTCTTCGAATAGCGGAGGTGCTAATGGAAGCATTACAAAAAACTCTGATGGAACTGTCAGAATAAAAATAATAAATAATGGTACAAAACCAGCATATCCTAGAATTGACATTACAAATAATCAAGAAAACGGATATTTATCCTTAGCTCATGTTAGTGGTGGGTTTGCTATGGGGAAAATTACAGAAGCCGATGGTATAGATGTGCAAAAAAGCGAGTATCTTTATGATAGCAAGGATGACACATCGTTTTCTAAATTTAAAGATGTTGCAGCTGGAACTGTTAACCCTCAAAATAATTGGTTAGCCACGAACGGAAAACTTGAATTTCAAACAGATGGGTTGAGATTAAAAGACCAAGGAACTGTTGATTCTAGACAAGGAGTAGCTGGTGGTATGAAAGTAATGACTTTACCAGCAGATTCAAACGGTCATGTTGGAGCAGTTAATTTCTATTCATATTTTAATATCTTTGCTTGGGCTGGTGCATTTGGTCAAACTGGATTATTACAAGTTCTATTTACTGATAAGAACGATAAATTAGTCGCCGGATATGGAATTTCAAAAGGTGATATGTCTGGAAATAAAGCTCAAGTTAAATTCTGGTGCGGTGGTAGTAATCCGAGAGAATTAGGTTCAAAGGATTTTATTTCCAATAACGGCGAAGGAAATGGCGCTGGAGATATGAATAACGTACAATTCAATGAGAGAAATGGTAGTACAGATTTTGTTAAAACTGGCGAGAAATTGGAATTCTATTGGAAGGGGGCTAGAATTCCTTTTTATATTCCAGATTTAGCAAATGTTGAAATTGCAAAAGTTTACATTTATATTGGGCAATATACACAGTCGAATAAATTTATGACTAATTTATATATGAGAAACATATCTTGTCGTAAGGATAATATCCAAAAATGGGAAGATATTCCAAATCGCTATGCAAAGCATTCAAAGTTTTCAATTGATAGTTATTACGGAACAATTAGTATTGATGGGGTATCATCAGCAAATGAAAAAATAAACGGAGCTAAATTTTTGGTTTTTCCACCGGGAGAAAGCGAAATAATTCTATCACCTTCAAGTTGGGTAACTATTGCTCCAGATGTAGAAATTTCATGGGAGGAAAATATACTTTGATTATTAATGTTTTAAATAAAGACTTAGTTCCAGTAACTTTCATTGATAATGATATTCCCGGTTTACCAAGTTATTACAAAGATACTTTGATTGATTATCTAAGTCTAGGTACAGCATCATTTGAATTTACGATATTAAAATCCAAAAACAACATCATTCAAGACTACTCCAGATTTTTTAATGATGAGACATGCTTCTCTTTCGAGAAAAATGGTAAACAATATGCAGTTTTTCCTGCTGGTTCAGATGGGTTCTATGAAACAGACACAGAAATAACGTATAAATGTTTATCACTAGACCGTGAATTGTCTTTAGAATATGTTGATAAGTTTGATAATTCATCAACTCATACTCTGCAATGGTATATCGATTATTTTGAATTAATTTCAAACAATCAAATTGAAATTGGAAGGAATGATGTTGCTGATTATACAAGAGTCATAAAATATGATTCCCAAGATACAAAACTAAATCGCCTTTTATCTTTAATTAACAACTTTGATGCCGAGTTTGAGTTTATTACAAAACTAACCAATAATGGCGCGGTTGATAAAATAATTTTAAATATCGTTAAAAAACGCGATGATTCAGGCAAAGGTGGTATAGGGGCAATCAGGGATGATGTTGAGCTTGTATATGGAAAGAACGTTAAGGGGATTGAGAGAACTTATAATTTTGAGTTCTTTAATGCGTCTAAAGTTATAGGTAAAGATGGAACTAATTGGAATTCAAGTGAATTTTCCTATATTAATTCAGATGGAGTTGAGGAGTTTTATAAAAGAAAAAATGACGATACAGCATTTGCTCCACTTTCTGCTCAGAAATATCCAGCTCATCTTAGAAAAGACTCTTCAGATATATGGCTTAGGAAAAATTTTGAAACCGAGTATACTACTCCTGCTCAAATGTGGGGATATATTGTTCAACAATTTAAGTCATACGCTTATCCTCAGATTACTTATAAAATCAAAACAAATAGCAATTTAGTATCGCAAGCTCTCGATGGAAAACTTCCTATTCAGATTGGTGATACAGTAACCATTGAAGATGATAATTTTTCAAATGAGCAAGGTGATTTCGGATTAATCTTAAGAGCGAGAGCAACTGAAATTAAATCATCCGATAGTAATCCAGAAACAAACGAAATCACCTTTGAAAATTTCGTTGAATTGCAAAATGATTTATCAGATGACCTAATGACACAAGTTAATCAGTTGGTCGATGCAGCTACTCCGTTTCGAGCAGAACTTAGCACAACTAATGGCACACAGTTCAAAAATGGTACTGGCTCAACAACTTTATCAGCTCATATTTTCAAAGGCTCTGCAACAACTGAAACAGTCGCAGACAGCTACGAATGGTCGAAAGATGGAACGGTTGTTGCGAACGCTCAGACTATCACAGTTGATGCCAGCGGAGTTGTGGATAAAGCAGTTTATAGTTTTAAAGCAACGGTTGGCGGTAAAGTAGTCGCAAGTCAGTCGGTCACTATCACTAATGTGAATGATGGAACAAATGGACGTTCTGTTACAAACGTTTCTCAAAAGTGGCGTTTGACAACGACTACTGCAACACCAACGCAAGCTTGGTCAGACGCAGGTTGGCTCACTACTCAACCAACAACGACAGCTACTAATAAATATCTATGGTCTATCACTCGAACAACTTTCAATTTAGCACCTTTAACGCAAGATGTTATTGAACAAAAAGCAGTTTATGGTGATAAAGGCGATAAGGGAGATACTGGAAATGACGGAATAGCAGGTAAGGACGGTGTTGGAATAAAAACCACTGTTATCACTTACGCTATTTCAACAAGCGGAACGATAGCACCAAACACTGGCTGGACAAGTTCAGTTCCCAGTCTTGTAAAAGGGCAATATCTCTGGACGAAAACAGTTTGGAATTACTCAGACGGAACGAGTGAATCGGGATATACAGTAACTTATATTGCAAAAGACGGAAATAACGGTAATGACGGAATTGCTGGTAAAGATGGCGTTGGGCTTATTAATACCACGCTACGTTATGCAAAGTCAAAAGACGGTGTAAATAAACCTGAAGGTCGTATTGTAGCTTCTTTCACGGATAAGTTCATACCAGCTCGCTCAATCATCGATAACCTCATCATGACTGGTAAACAGGTTCACCTCGAACAAGGTAAGACTTATATCTTATCTGCTGAAACGAACGGCATATTTACAAATGTTCATAATGTGGAACAAAGTAACAACGCTACAATCTGGATTGTTAATCCAAGTTTTAGCACGTGGGATATTATTTCCGACACCAACACAGCTATCGGTACGAAATACACGCACAATCGTCCGACTGGTGATTACGAAATTCGTATTAACAGTTATGAAATAGATAATTCAATTTGGGTTAAAAACATTGTATTTGAAGACGGTACTTGGACTCCTGACATACCAGTGGCCAATCCCGGCGAATACCTCTGGACGAGAACGACATGGTTCTATTCAGATAACACAAATGAAACTGGTTTTTCCGTTGCGAAAATGGGAGAACAAGGACCTAAAGGAGACCCTGGTAAAGACGGAATAGCAGGTAAGGACGGTGTTGGTATTAAAACCACCGTTATTACTTACGCTATTTCAACAAATGAAACAACAGCACCGGCAACTGGCTGGACAAGTTCAGTTCCCAGTCTTGTAAAAGGGCAATATCTCTGGACGAAAACAGTTTGGACATACACGGATAACTCATCTGAAACAGGTTATTCAGTCACTTATATTTCTAAGGATGGTAACAACGGTACTAATGGAATTGCTGGCAAGGACGGCGTTGGTATTAAAACTACGACCATTACATACGCAGGTTCAACAAATGGAACGACAGCACCAAATACTGGTTGGACTTCCACAGTTCCAACAGTTGCAGCAGGTAACTACCTATGGACTAAGACTGTTTGGGCTTATACGGATAATACCAGCGAAACAGGATATTCCGTTGCAATGATGGGGGTTAAAGGTGAACGTGGAAAGCAGATTTTTAAAAGTAGTTACGAGTCTGTACCACATAATAATTTTCATTATTGGTCTGATTTAAGCCCAGCACCGTCCATTGATAATCCTCCAAAAATTGGTGATACCGTAATCACTCCATCTGGCAACATTTTACAAATTGATACTGTAAACGTTGGCGGCGGAGGCGGTGGTGGAACTTTTGGAGTTGGCGATGTACTTGGAAACATCAAAGGACCTTCTGGTAGTAACGGCGACCCAGGTAAAGTTGTTTCTGATACTGAGCCAACGACTCGATTTAAAGGCTTGACTTGGAAGTATTCAGGCACCACTGACCTTACAGCTAGTGATGGAACGGTCATTAAGCCAAATGTTGAGTATTACTATAATGGCACTCATTGGGTGATTAACTATTTTAGCGTCAATAACTTTGCGGCTGAATCGATAACATCAGATAAAATTGATGGTAAAAATTTAACAATTACTGATGGTGAGTTCATTAGCAAAACAACTAATGGTCCAGTTACAACCTCTACTGAAATTAAAGATAATCATATTTCGATTTCAAAGACAGACGGAACTGTTAATACCAGAAATGATATAGCGCTTGATTCTGAACAAGGACTAGCTCAGAAATTTACGAACATTAATACAGGATTCTACAGAACAGCTGGGATTAATTATCAAGGGCCATTCACAAGTGACTCAGATGGAAATTTTGCTCAACTCACACCTCAAGGCACAAAGTTATCTACTGATGTTCCTTGGACCAAGCTTAGTTTGATGAATAATTTTAATGGAAATATTGAGTATGCAATTATCAATGGGACTGTCTATATATCAGCGTCAGGAGTTGGCGTACCAGCAATGACTGCTGGTCAATGGAAGCAAGCGGCTCAATTGCCAACAGGAAGTTCAGCAATTCCAATTAGAGCAAATCGAATTGCAGCAGGAGATAGTGGAGATGGTCTAAGTTGGGCATTACTTTCTAATCAGGCTGGAGGAATATTCATTCGATGCAGTGGTAATAAATCGCCAACAGCTAACTTATTTAATGCCACATTACCATATCCTATCGGATAAAAGGAGGAAAAATGGAAAAAGTAAATACAACGAATACAACAACTGATATCTTTGTCGATGATAAGAATGTGGGTAATTTTACTCTCACGACGTTCGACAACGGGACAATGAATGCAAATTTCATGATTAATGACCCTACAACATTTCATGGCACGCCAGAAGCAGCTCAAGACATAGCTAATTTGGTTAGCTCGGCAGTTAATCAGTCTAAAGCTTTGTTGGCTGATTTTGAAGCTAGTAAAGAATAGAAAGCAGGTGTTATGGAACTAGAACAACTTGTGGAACAGCACGAGGACAAACTCAAGCGGCACGATAAAGAATTATCTCGACTTAATGATATGTCAGTTGAAATGCAAAAGCAGATGAATGATGGCTTGACTCGTGTGGATGAATCCAATCGCTTTTTAAGAGAACAGAATACTCGACAATCTGAACAGAATGCTCAAATACTACAAGCAGTTATCAAAGGCAATGAAAGCTCAGACGAACATCAGTTTCAGTTAAAATTACTTGATAAAACAAACTTTTGGAAGTTGACGATTGGAATCGGCGGTTCTGCAGCAGGAATTTTTGTAGCATTAACTGAAATAATCAAAGTAATTTTTAAATAAAGGAGAAAGAACATGAAAACAATTGATAAAGGCACACTTACACGTACAGTCTTACTTTGGCTTGCAATTTTAAACCAAATTTTAACAGCGTTAAACATTAATCCATTGCCACTTGACGATAATACTGTCAGCACAGTTATCACAACAGTTTTTGCGCTTTGGGCATGGTGGAAGAACAACGACTTCACTCATGCAGCCAAAAAAGGAACTGAACTTACTAAAAGTTTAAAAAATGGAGATAGTGTTCAAGTAGTTAAGGCATCTGATTCTGACCACGAATTCACAGAAGGAGGCGAATAATGCCAAGTATTGAAAATATGATTGCTTGGATGCAAGCACGAAAGGGTAAAGTTACCTATTCAATGACTTCACGAATGGGTCCAAACTCTTATGATTGTAGTTCATCAGTATTCTTTTCAATGATTGCTGGTGGTTTTCTGTCAGCAGGTTCAATGGGAAATACTGAAACCTTGTTTGGAATGTCAGGAACAAAACTGAAAGAAATTAGTCGAGGAGAAGTGCAACGTGGCGATATTTTCATTTCAGGCACTCCAGGCGGTTCTGCTGGGTCAGATGGGCACACAGGTATTTTCCTAAGTAACGGCTCATTCATTCACTGCTCTTACACTCACAATGGAATTGCAGTTGATACGAATGATGCATACATGAGCACTCGCTTACCACATCACTTTTATCGGATTGTTGGTTCAGGTTCAGGAAATACTGACAACAAACCTCAAATGGTTACATTAAATGTTGATGGCCAGTTTAGTAATGCGACTGCTAAACGATTGCAAGAATACTTTGATACAGCTGGAAAAGACGGAGTAATCAGTCACCAGTACAAACAAACCTTTAACCAAAATATTTATGCTGCACAGTTTGATTCATCGCTGACAGGTTCAAACGTGGTAAAAGCATTGCAAAGATTCCTAGGAATTGGCCAAGACGGATTATTTGGTCAAGGAACTATCAAAGCTTTACAGAAGCATCTTGGAACAACGCAAGACGGAACTATCAGCCCAGTTTCTGATTCTGTGAGAGAATTACAGCGTCGATTGAATGCGAACAAACTGTAGGAATTAACCCCGCTTCGGCGGGTGTTTTTTTATTTTTAAAAACTTAACATATTTATCAAAAAAAGGTAAAAAGTTAACATGCATACCTTATGTAACCATTTCGCCTTTTTTCTTTAAAAATGTAAACTTTAGGAACTATATAATAGTAGAAAGTCTTTAAAATGAGTTTTTTAGTTACCTTAATTGAGATGAGCGAAATAAAAACTCGCAACT